GCTATCCAAACTCTGCATTGATCGGGATATCTGTAGACAGCGAGCTATACAATAAAATACCTGCAAGAGGCTATGAAATTGAGGGCATGATAATACAAGTGCCTTCAAACTATGATGCGCTTGCAAGAACATATGACGGTGTCTGGAACGGTACATTTACGACGGCATACTCAAATAATCCAGCATGGGTGTTTTATGATCTCGTTGTCAACTCAAGATATGGTTTAGGCGACTACGTATCAGCAGATCAAATTGATAAATTTACATTGTTTGAGATTGCTCAATACTGCGATGAATTAGTAGACAATGGCGATGGAAGCACAGAGCCGCGATATACGATTAATGTCTATTTGCAGACAAGAGAAGAAGCTGTAAAGATTTTACAAGCTTTAGCTAGTGCTTTTGCTGCGATGTCATTCTGGGCAGCAGGTAGCGTGACATTAACGCAAGACTCACCGAAGCAAGCAACGGCACTATTTACACCGGCCAATGTAATTAACGGCGTATTTAGCTATGCAGGGTCAAGCTCGCGCACTCGATCAACAGTAATTGCTGTGACTTGGAATGACCCACTAGACCTGTACAGGCAAGCAGTAGAATACATTGAAGATGCGGTAGCTATTGAGCGCTTTGGATTTATTAAAAAAGATGTGATTGCCTTTGGCTGTACGTCACGAGGGCAAGCGCACCGGTTCGGTAAAGCAATATTGTTTACTGAGTCGCTAGAAACTGACACAGTTACTTTTAGCACAGGGCTTGACGGTCTAGCTATTGCACCTGGTGAAGTAATTCAAGTGTCAGACCCGGTTAGGTCAGGCGATAGATTAGGCGGCAGGCTACAGGCAGCTACTACGTCCGCATTTACTCTTGATGCTTCGGTAATTATTGACAGCACATCTGTTTATACTTTATTTGCAATGATGCCCGATGGCACAGTAGAAAGCTCAACACTCACGACCGGAGCAGGTTCGACAACAACTATTGCAGTATCGCCAGCTTACAGTGATACGCCTTTATTGCAATCTGTTTGGGTGCTAGCGTCTACATCAGTTAATCCGCAGCAGTTTAGAGTTATATCTATTAGTGAAGATGGTGTTAACGCATCTATTACAGCTTTAGAGTATAGAGAAGACAAGTATTTAGAGATAGAGAGCAACATAAAGCTAACGCCTATACCTATATCTACATTTCGGTCAATACCTAGCAAAGTATCTTCTATTGTCGTGAATGAGGAGCTATTCTTAATCACTGGTACGCTTGTTGGTGTTCGTATGTCTGTTAGCTGGGTTGGCGACCAAGGATCTCGCTACGAAATAGAATACAGGCCAACGAACGGCAATTGGATAAAGCTGCAATCAGATACTACCTCAATTGACATAGAGCCGGTGGTGGCAGGTACGCAGCAGATACGAATCACAGCTATTAATTCGTTAGGATTAAGGTCGCAGACAGCATCCATATCCAAAATAATTTACGGACTTACAACGCCGCCAGTTGATGTAAATAATCTACAATTGCAAGCGGTTAATGGAAGCGCTTTTCTAACATGGGATGAAGCTACAGACCTTGACGTTATTGTAGGCGGAAAAATACAGATAAAACACACAACAGATATTGTGTCTCCGTCTTGGTCAAGCTCAACAGAGATAAGTGGTATTATATCTGGCACGACTATTTCGGCTACGTTGCCATTGATCGCAGGGGTATATCTTGCTAAGTTTATCGACAGCACAGGCAATCAAAGTCTTAACGAGACTGCTGTAATCACTAACGCGCCTAGCGTCCTGGCTATGAACTTTATTGCTGAGCTTGACGAGCCAGGATTTACCGGCACAAAAACAGGCGTGGCAGTTCTAAATAATGCTTTACGACTAGACTCACAAAATACGATTGGCGAGCAACCAGGCAACGTAAGTACATTCCCGAAACTATCGGTATTGGGCGGCATTGGATCTGTAGGCACTTACACTTTTAATGATGCGATAGATTTAGGATCTGTGCAAACGTCTAGAATTACAACAGCAATGTCCGTCACAGCTTTTGATGCAGATGATTTGATTAGCTCGCGTCCGTTAGTTAGCACTTGGTCGAGCATAATAGGCGATTTAATCAACGATGTAGATGCAACGCTATTTGTTAGAACATCAGATGATAATATTACATTTACAGATTATAAAACTTTAATTGTAGGAGATTACAAAGCGCGTGCGTTTGAGTTTAAGCTACAGCTAAATAGCTATTATCAGACGCACAATATTAGTGTTAACAGTTTATCTGTGATTGTTGATATGCCTGACAGAGTGGCAAGCGGTGAAGACATTGTAAGTGGCGCAGCTAGCAAATCTATTACTTATCCGTTTACATATAAAGTCATACCTGCCATGGGCATTACGGCGCAGAATATGCAAACCGGCGACTTTTACGAGATATCAAACAAAAGCGTAACGGGCTTTGATATAATATTTAAGAACTCAAGTGGCGCAGCAATAAGCAGAACATTTGATCATATTACACGAGGATTTTAACAATGGCACAAGAAGATTATGTAATTGCAGATCAGACAGGAGTATCATTTTTAGCTGATTTAAATAACACACTTGCTGCAATAGTATCAAACAACAGCGGCGCAACTGAACCGACGACTATGTATGCTTATCAGCTTTGGGCAGACACTAACGCGGGTATTTTAAAGCAAAGAAACTCAGCTAATAACGCTTGGATTAATATATTAACTTTGGCAGGGATTAAATCTAGCGACATACGCAACACAGCAGCGGGTGGTATTGCAGCAACTACAGTACAAGCAGCATTGAACGAGCTTGATACTGACAAAGCAGCCCTAGCGGGTGCAGACTTCACAGGCCCAGTAAAATCAACATCCGGTGCATTTAATCTTGTCACAAATACGGCTTTATCAGATGCAGCGGACACACTAACAGCAGCTCAGTTAATTGGTGGCGAATTTACAATAACGCCCACGGCGGCACGAATACAAACGCTAGATACAGCAACTAATATTATTAGTGCATTAAGTGGTAGTGTTGATAATAGTAATTTTGAGTTTACCATTGTTAACTTAGCAGCTTTTGATGTAACAGTAGCAACAGCATCAGGCGTAACTTTAGTCGGCAGCATGGTCGTTAATAATGGTTCTGCTAATTTTAGAATAAGACGCACTAGCTCATCATCTGTAAGCGTTACACGATTAGAAACAGTTAGTTCGAGTTCAGGCATAAATCTACAAACACCGGTTGCAACAACGTCAGGTACATCAATAGATTTTATTGACATACCTTCAGGGGCAAAAAGGTTTACTTTTACTTTAAACGGTGTATCAACAAATGGCAGTTCTAATTATATAATTCAACTAGGTGACGCAGGAGGCTTTGAAACTTCTGGGTTTTTAGGAGCCATGATTCGCTTTGGTAACAGTCCAGATAACCACGCAAACACCTCAGGACATAACTTTGTAAACCCAAGCGCGGACAAATTTTATTATGGACAAGTTACTTTTCAATTGTCATCATCGGCTGCTTTTACTTGGTCGGGTAGCTCTAATACTTCAATGCAAGACGCTTCTGCGAACTTTAGTGCAATATCATCATCTAGCAAAGCTTTATCGGCAGAGCTTACCCAGATAAGAATTACTACTGCTGGCGGCTCAGATACGTTTGACGCTGGCTCAGTAACATTAAGCTTGGAGTTTTAACATGCAAAGAATTATTAGTGTAGTAACAGGCGAAGAAACTAACTTGCCAAGCCTGCCGCCTAACCCTGAAATTTTAACAGAGCGTGATTATATGTCAAAAGCTCAATATGTAATGGACGCAAAAGCGCAGTCTATGGGCTATGATAATATTTTTACGGCTGTAAGTTATGTCGGAGATTCATTCAAAAGATTTAACGATGAAGCTGTCGCGCTTAGAGAATACAGGTCTAAGGTTTGGCAGCATTCAAATAAACTTATGGAAGATGTTCTCTCAGGAAAAACTAAACAACCAACAATTGAAAAATATGTAAAAGGACTGCCGGAGTTTAAGTCATGATAGATTTTATGCTTAACTTTATAAAAGAAGCTTACATTGCATTAATTATCGTCTGTATTGTGCTAACTGCTGCAATGATTTACGTCTTTGTAATTACGCGTAATTCATTCAGCAAATGGAAGGCACGAGAGGGCAAAGGAGCGGCAGCTAGCGCGTTATTGGGGGTGTTTAGTATCATTGCACTAGCATTTATAATATATTTAGTGGGCGCTGTATTTGTCGCTTTTAAAGCTAATGCACAGACAGATATGCGCGGCACTTTCTTTAACGATACGTCTGTTTTTATGGGCATAGATCATACCTTTAAAGTGTCCCCTCAGTGCGTTGAGGGCGGTACGGATGACAGGCTAACATCTAACCTAGGCATTAATCAGAACATCTTTAGGACGCACGACAGGACGCACGCTATTGATTTACGCTACAGTCATCACTCTTGCGTATTTGGAAAAGATCGAAACGGCTATGATGCTTTAGGCTTGCATTACGTATGGACAATCATACAGCGCTAAATTATAGACAAAAAAAGTCCCTCGTTCTAGAGGGCAAAATCGGAACTAAATCACATTACTAATAACAAAAAATATTCAATAAAAAAAGCGTATATTTAGTCTTTCGCAGTATTGCTAAGACAAACAAATAATAATATACATTTTCTTATGCGTCAATAGTTTATTTTACCCTGTCTTCTCATAAATTCTGCAT